TGGTGTACATGGTTAGTCCTCTCAAACTGGGTGCGTTGTCATCGGCCGCGTCTTTGACTTCAGTAAGTTACCTTATGGTATATCGTCACGCAAGGGGTAGTACATGAGTTTGTTGACAGATTTCTGCATAATTGCAATTTCCTAGTTACAAACACGCATGAAATAAATTGACAGATGCGTCATGTATAGTGCCGGTGCGGAGATGTGGGTGAGACTCCCACTTGCGACGAGGCACAAGGCCGAGAGGTACAACCCTCGTTTCCCAGGCAATGGGGTAACAGAACCTACCGACAAGACAGGGCGCGGCAACGCGCTGCTGTCTGCATAAACCTATGAATAATTTGAACCTTTATGCAGATCGACATAGTTTGCCGACTGTGTCGATGCCGTCAACATTCCAATTTAACCTGTGTTTCCTGCTCCGGAAACAAACACAGCGCGGATCTTTCGATCAACGCGCTGCGCTTCCGGGGGGCTTGAGTGTACCAATTCAATTCCATTTGCACGATCCAATTCGGTTGTTATGATTCGCGGCATGAGTCAGGGGCGCAAGATCAAGAAGCCATTCGGCAAGCGTGGAGATCCAAATTGGATGGACACGATTCCTTTGACTCCTGAGTTCTTGAACCGCTCGAAAGTTCATGTGCGGAAGTACGGCAAAGTCCGAACAGACTTGCCTCCAACCGCAAAGTAACGACAATTTGGTGGTAGGTGTGCAGCCGCATTACGAATGGGTATCGCCGACAAGGCAGCCCTCATAGCACACAAGTTGCGGTACTCCGGCTCAAGTAAGGAGTATTACCCACTGGCGAAGGTCGGTGGGAACGGACGTAGTAAGTCCATGTGCCAAGCATCCCGGCGCATGGCCATGCGAAAGCATGTGGTGTAGTGGCATACCAGGCGAATCGTCCACCCGAAACAAGGTGAAAGACCAACAGGCATACCGATGCGCGAAACCGTGCAAGTACGCTTCTCCGACTACGGTCGGGGATGCTCCCTCAACGCTCTCCGTACAAGTACGTCAATACAACCGTCAGCATCGAAGTGCTGGGATTGAAAGAGATTTGAAAAATCTCCCTCTTCTCTTTTGAACTACAGACCCGCTCTAGCACCAGCATTGAGCCTCGCTGAAAAAAAATCACGTTGTATGCACGTTGTTGTAACATGCATAGATTTGCGCGAATTTAAAGACATGTTTATACTGTTGCGTATGACTAGTTTTCTAATGTTTGTAGCGTTAATGGCAAGCATTGTTGTTGTGCTTGTTGTTATGTCAACAGTGCTGTACATGGTGCTACGCGCTGTTGGTGTATTTCGATAACAGACTGATTGATGTGTTGCTATACTTCTTCGTATGACAACAATTACATGGATGGATAATCGGGTGTTGATGGAACAACTGTGGCCGAAATGGAAACTTGAGCCTGTTATGTCAATTCTGTTGAACGAGAAGTGGGGTCAACTGCACCAAGACAAACTGCAAAGTTGCATTCGCCAGCACCGACTTGCTCGCGACTTTAAGCCTGAAATTTCAGCGATACACAAAGCGTATTGCGCTCTGATCCCGCAGAACCTGGTAGGTGAGCGCGAGGTTGAACAGACCCGCAACGACCTTGAACGATGCACCCCGATCAGCGCAAAGGAGTTTGCTGAGTGGGATGTGTGGGCTGAAGCGATGCTGAAAAACGTGACGAACGAAGAACTTAAGCGCGTAAACGACTTCATTGGTCATGTACCGGAGTCACGCCGAATCCTTGCAGTTGCTGTTGAGCATGTCCGCAAGCCGAGTGTGAGATACGCATGATGTACCCAACCACCCGCAACAAGGCCAGGATTGTGCGAGCAGTCATGTACCTAGAACATGAAGGCTTCACCGTTGGTCAGACAAAGACAGGGTTTGTTGCTGTTGACGATGACGGCATTGTCATTCAAGCGACCCCGTACCGCACCAGCGCACAGATCTTTCATCCCGTACTCAAGATCTATCGTGAGGAATATGCGCTATCCCTGCAAGAAATCTATTGGTTCACCGAAAAACTGTCATTGTTGACAGAGTGGGCAAAGGATCCAAACGCCAAGGAGCCTAGTCGCGTGTTGTCAGTTTCCCGCAGACCCGTACCCTCACGACAAACAATTGCATGAATGACAACAAGAAATCGCATATTTGGAAAGACGGTAAATGGGTCGAAGTTGATAAGGAATGTGTCGCAGAGCATCAACACGACGGGAAGTCGGAAGATTGCGACCGTTGTAATGCCATGTTGCACTTTGATTTAACTCGACTAAGTAACAGCAAACTACGGTCATAATGAATCAAAGTACGCAAGTAATTACGTTGACAAGCGAAGAGATACAGAAAGCCAAAGACGAAGGCATGCGAAGGCGCAGCCTTGCAGTGGCAAAACGCCGTACAGACTATTGCCCCAAGCCATCAAACGACCGAGTGTTTATGGATATTAACGGGGCTGCTGGCGAACTTGCAGGTGCAAAGTACTTTGGGTTTGAACTTGACTTTGACCCATACAAATACGGTTCAGCCGACCTTGTCATTGGCAACGTCAGTATTGATTTTAAGACTACTCACCACCAAGACGGTGTTCTTCTAGTGCAGCAATCCGGTTCATCTCACCCAAGTGTTTATGTGTGCGTTGTCGGGTCAATTCCAACATATCAATTGGTAGGTTGGAAACTAGCAACCGAAGTGCGCCAGCCACACAACCAAAGCAAACGGTTCTACATGGCGTATGCCATTGAACAGCAATTCCTCAACCCCATTGCAACGCTTCCGCGTTTTATCGTAGAAAGCACTTCATGTACCACCTAATGTGCGCTGTTCCGCTTGCATTGATTTTCCTTGCCGCGTGTGGTGTATGGCTATTTTTCTTTGACGATTCCTTTCCGGACTACGAATGAGACACACCAACCTACCCCATCACTTCTATGTGCAAGTTGACAACCAATACCTCGGCCCGAACATGCCATCCGGCACAACGCCTGGTATGTGGCATGCGATCTACGCACGACCCGGTCAGTACCTGTCTTGCCATGTAATCCTCGCATCAGGAGCGCACTGGTCAGGTCTGCCGCTACATGCGTTGTCAACGACCGAGTCCTTTGACCCTGACTTTGATGACTCTTCGCAGCCGTGGGGTGCAATGGGTAACGACATCGAAGCCGTGCAATTTAAGGCACTTGAAGGTTTGACTGTCAACGCGTTTCGCGCCGAGGTGTCAGGCATACACACAGGTATTGTGATTGATTGGGCTGACGGTTACTCGCAGTACCCTGCAGAACACAAGCCACTCAACCTAATCATTGCTGACGCAGGTTATTTCTTGCTGTTGACAAACAACTATTTCACCGTCAAGGACAAACACTTTGTTGACACCAAGAAATACGTTGATCAAATGAAATTCTATAAAAGAGGCGATCTCGTATATTGGGAAACTGATTGACTTATATACTGACGTAGATGACGATAAACACTTACGACGAATTCAAAACGCATATCCGCGAGACACTTGAGTCGCAAGGATCTACACGCGGGGAACTTGCGGTTGCAATGGATCGAGCAGGGATACTCCGAGCGCACACGGTGAGGTGCTTGCTTGGTACGCCTGGTACGGTGATTGGTAAACGAAAGCCAGCATTTGACTCTGCGCTTGCCATTGCCGGCGCAGCAGGGTTTGACATCGTCCTGCGTAAACGCACATGATCATTAAGCGTATAGCCATCGTCGCTGTCAATGAAGACGGCTATCGCATCGGGCAATCGCATCACAACGCAAGAATCTCAGATTATGCAGTACAGTGCATAAGGGACGCACGGGAGGAAAGAGGGCTTTCCTACGGCAAATTAGCGTCAATGTTCAAACTCTCAAAGTCCACCATACAGAAACTATGCAACTATGAAAGACGCGCCCAAATCCCTCGCGCTTACAAAAAAGTCACCCAGTACCTCTGTGATCAAGCGACCAGTGGGCAAGCCGAAGCGCGGCCCGGTCATGCACAACCCCAAGGCAGCGGAAGTACTTGATTGGCTGTCAACAGGTGGAACCCTGCTTGAGTTTGCCAACCGCAAGGGCAACCCGGATGTGCGTACGGTTCACCTATGGAAAGAGGAAGACGAGGAATTTGCTGCACTTTATAAGGTCGCCCGAGACAAGGGACAAGAGGCAATGCTTGAGGAGTGCAAGACCCTGTGCGACACAGAGCCTACAGACGCAGTACAAGCCGCTTGGAGGCGTTTGCAGGTCGATACCCGGATGAAGTGCCTTCGGATGTGGAACCCCGCTCGGTGGGCAGAGCGCGTTGACATGAACCATTCCGGTGGCATCAGCCTAATGGTGGCAACAGGCGTACCGGAGCGGTAATGGCTCGCACCGTCAGTTTGCAGTACAAGCCGCGAGCATGGCAACGGACATGCCATGTCAGTAAGCGCAGGTTCACAGTGCTTGCCCTGCACCGTCGCGCTGGCAAGACCGAACTTGCCATCATGGAACTGATTGACAAAGCGATCCGGTTCAAGCAGGAACTCGGCCTGTTCTTCTACATTGCCCCGTTCCTGAAGCAAGCCAAGGCTATTGCCTGGGCGCGGCTCAAACAGAAACTTGCGCCACTCCTCATGGAGAACGCCATTGACATTAACGAGGGCGACCTGCTCGTCACGTTCAAGCACAATGGGTGCGTCATCCGTATATTCGGTGGCGACAACCCCGATGCCATGCGCGGTGTGCGCCTTGACGGATGCGTGATTGACGAGGTGTCGCAGGTCAAGCCGGAGGTGTGGAACGACATCATTCAGCCGGCATTGTCTGACCGTCAGGGCTGGGCAATGTTCATCGGGACACCGTCAGGCATTAACCTGTTTAGCGAGTTGTACTACCGCGCACAGTCGTTGCCCGATTGGAACGCCGCTCGGTACACGGTCTTCGACACCCAGGCAATTGACCCCAAGGAAGTCGAACGCCTGAAGCGCGACATGCCTGAAACTGCGTTTGCTCGCGAGTATCTGTGCGATTTTGCCGCCGCCGGCGATGACCAGTTGATCAGCCTGTCTGACGCTGAACTTGCAGCAAGCCGCGAATATACGGACAAGGACATTGAAGGATCACCCCGCATCCTTGGCGTTGACCCTGCTCGGTTTGGTGATGACCGCAGCGTGATCTTCAAGCGTCAGGGTCTTGTCGCGTTTCCACCACTTGTGTACAGGGGCATTGACAACATGGAACTTGCTGCTCGCGTTGCATCGGTCATGGAATCCTGGGAGCCGGACGCGGTGTTCGTTGACAGCGGTGCGGGTGCAGGAGTCATTGACAGACTGCGTCAACTTGACTTCGACCCCATCGAAGTGCCGTTTGGTGGCCGCGCAATTCAGCCCGACCAATTTGTCAACAGGCGCACCGAGATGTGGTGGGGCATGAAAGAATGGATTGAGCAGGGTGGTGAGATACCGGATGACGTTCAATTGAAGCAAGAGATGGCAACGCCTGTGT